TTAATCTATCGTCTGTTTTCTATGCCCGCTTTTGTGCGGGCTCTTTTTATCAAGAGTTCGACGAATGTCGAACTTTCCTATTATATAAAAAGAAAAAGCCGCTGACACGTTATCTTCTAACGCATCAACAGCTTCTGTCTTGCTTTGTTTCAGTGTATTATTCGGTTTTGCAAAGGTTTATTTGCTTTCAGCATTCTCCCTGATACGGTAATAATCATCCATATCAATGCCTATTTTTACCTTGGCATCTGGTTTTCGTTTGCCCAAAAGGCACACAGTCTCAACATGGCACGTATATCACCATAAGAGCATAAACGGCATTTCTTAATCTATCTAGTTCTATGATGATACCATAATCTGCACTTTCTTTCAATGTTTTGCATTTTAGTTATATTCGATTCTATGCCTGTACATGGAAGACGGTGGCAAATGGGTGGCATTGCCACTAGGCAAAAAGATATTGCATTCTTCAAGCATATATGTTATTCTTTTCTACGGTCAGAACATCCAAAATGACCGCAAAAAAGAACGATTCTTTTCGCCGCGTAGCTGCGGCGTTTCTTTTTGCCCCGGCTGATCCTCGGGGCTTTTTGTATTACTGCTTATTACACCACTCCTGCAGGGCACGTACCATCGCCGATGGGTTACTGATCACACCATCAACCGGTGTGCCGATCTTGCGCTGGAGTGCGCGGATGGTCTGCGGCCCAATGTAACCGTCAGCGGTTACCCCCGACCATTTCTGAATGGCCTTGATCAAAGCTGATCCGCCGGACAGATGATTGCTCCACTCAGCCGCCGTGATACCGATGCAGTATTTCTTGTTTGAAATAGGCTGATTACTGATTTTCCCGTCAGCGCCGGTCCCGAAGATCTCCTGCAGGCGGCTGGTCAGTTCAGGTCCCCATACTCCGTCAACCGAGATTGCTTTTGAGGTCGGTTTCTGCTCCTCTTTCGGAGCTGCACCACCGTAAGTGCAGTATGCTGTGTGGCAATTGATCCAGCCCGCACCAGAGAGCAACCGTCCCCAGCTTCCATTCTGAATTTCCGTGACGGTGTAGCTGCCGCGGTCTTTGATCGTTCCGACGCTTCGGCTGTCTGCATCCGGTTTCTCCCGGATATTCAGATCAGTATTGACTCGATAGATTCCTGGCTTGTAGGTTTTCTCTCCGGATGAATTGCCACTTCCGGAAGAATCGGAGTTTCCGTTACTGATCAACTTTTTGAATCTCGTCCAATCACCTCTTGCATTAATCTGCGATGGGCAGTTTTTGCTGCAGATATCAAGATGCCGATAGACTCTTGACGCTGGAATACCTGTTTCTTTCATAAGATATTTCACCAGCTCCACGGTATGCTGAAACGCTTTTTCGTAATTGTATCCGCCCTGCACGCACATTTCCACACCGATGCTGTTCCGGTTGCCATAAGAGCCGAACAGGTTTCCGTTTCCATAGTTTACGCCCACGTGCCAGCATCCGCGGCTGTGTGGCGCTGCCTGGTACGCTGTTTCTCCGTCATCAACATAATAATGCGCAGACATATTGGACAGCTCACCATTATGCTGTGCTTCTGCGTGTGTGCGGGCATCGGCGCCCGCTCTGAAATTATCTGTGTTGTGGACTACAATACACCGCGGATCGTTCTCTTCGTAGGTGTTCTGGTTGCTGATAAAAGATCTGTCAATTCTCATGATACTTCCCTTTCTCCGGCAGATTTGCGCCGGCGCAAAAGAGGACGGTTATTGGCCGCCCTCACTCTGTTTTCTGTGTCTGCTTGATAATCTGATTCACATAGTTGCTCAACCCTGCCACGAGGATGCCCTGTGTGACTGCCGTAAAGACGGCCATCGCCGCCTGCTGGCCGGTGCACACCTCACTGGTAGCCAGCACCCAGATGGCGCACAGGACGATGCTCACGCCGCCGAGAATCAGAGGAATATACTTATCCTTTACAGCCTGTGCCTGTTTCAGTCCCATGCCAAGGAAGTACAGGACAATAGCTACAATGATCAGTTCCGGTTTTACATAATTCATAATCTGTTCCATATTTTTTATCCTTTCTGCTCTAAGTCATTGATTCTGTGGTTGGCAACTTTGATCTGCTCTTCTTGTACTTTAAGTTCCTGTTCCAGAGCATACGTTCTTTCTACTACATTATTATGCTTATCGACCCGTTTCGTGAGCTCTTCCAGCTTGTATTCCATCAGTGCCCGTGTCTTTTCCTGCTGACTGTGGTTACTGATCAGGCAGACCACAAGTGTAACGGCGGCACTGATGCAGGCTGATATGATTGTTTCCATATGTTTTTTAGTTCTCCTTCTTTTAAATTAGCAAAATCTTTCTTCGGTGCTACTCCACCGATCCCTTTGCTTCCAGATCTGCAGTATACTTATCATACTCATCCCAGATGTCGTTCTCGAATTTGTCAACAACATCATCGATATCCTTTTTATTGGCACGATACTTTCTACCGTTGTTGATGTAGCGATTGATGATTGGAACATCCGGATGTTTTGCATCCATATTGGCGTCCATAGACACAACGGTCTCGCCGTCAACTGTGATGATTCCAGAATAATGAATGTCCTTTGTGTAAGTTGCTGATACTGCCATATTTTTGTCATCCTAAAAATTAATTTGTATCTCCAGAGATATTATCTCTCATGGATTCAAGTTCACTTCTTAGATCCGCAACCTCTACTTCAAGGTTCGATCTTCTTTGCTTTTCGAGTTGAAGCTCATGCGTTATTACCGCAATCAAATTGGTATATACCATACTATAGGTATCAATATAGCCATCCTCAGTGTTCTTCCTGTCGTGGTGTACCAGATCCAGCTCGTCTTCTCGGATTCCGAGTTCTCGCATGGCTTCTACGACATCCTGTGCGACGAATCCATAACAAATGCGCCCATCACCGTCAATCATCCGATACTGAACTGGTTTTAAGCGATCGAACAGCTCTGAATGAATATCCGTCTTATTGATCTTGCTCTCACCGAGTGGAAATATGTTTGTTTTGGCGCGGCGATCGGATGTGACCTGTGGGGAGTTTTTAACAATCAAACGCTCCCATACTCTTCCACTATCTCCTAACATAATCTTTTCGGAGTACGCCTTGGTCGGTGCGAACGCTCCAGTATACACTCCTCCAGACCAGCCACAGCCATAAAATTCGACCTCTGCCTGATAACCTTTCTTCTTTGATTCAAGAATAATGCTACCGTTACCAATATCGAAGTTTGCTTTGTTGTTGGCATCCGAGTAAGTATTTACAACAAAAGAATCGTCAACAGCTCCGGCTATACAGCTTCCAGAAGAACTTGATGTCTCCAATACAGATTCGTGGACACCTTTAATATCTACATATTCGCTCTGGATTGACAGAGCCGCATTGCCGGATTTTGTTTCAACCAAAATCTTACCGACACCGCCACATAACTCAATAACCGCATCTTTTGCGTTCTTTCCAAGCTGGATCAACTTATCACCATAATATGCGAGTGTCGTTCCTGCCCGGTTAAGAATCTCAAATGCTGATGCTGAAATCTTAGTCCGATAGCCAGACCAAGATCCGCTGGTTTTATTACCAACTTCCAATCCGGTCCCATCAGTAAACTGCATAAAGTTGGTGGCTGTTTTTGCTGCTTGTAAAGGATTCGCATTAATTGAACCAGATGGTAAAGAAGCTAATTTGGTTGATGTCCACGTCACTGTATATGGACCAGAACCTTGAGTATAGTTAAATACTCTCAGATGTCCCCACGGTTCATTTAATCTTGTTATAAGGCCCCACGTTGAAGTAGTCTTTTTATAAATCCATAACGACCATTCGCCTGAAGATCTTAGAAAATCCAATCCAGGATCTGAGTTATTTGCAGAGATAAAACTAAACTGGACATCTGTTGTCTCAAAACCTCTGCCGCCAAGTTTAAATGTTGTTGGCTGATTTGCATACGAACCTGTGATCTTTATTGTAGCAAATTCGACATAAAGATTTGACTCACCGTTTCCATCTACCGTATGCACTACCTGATTTGCGTCCTTACCTGCAGCGCCCTGTGGACCTTGAGGACCAGTTGCTCCAGTTGCTCCTTTATCTCCCTGAGGACCTTTATCGCCTTTTACACCTTGAGGACCTTGTGGTCCCTGAGGACCAGTTGCTCCTTTATCCCCTTTACTTCCCCGATCACCGTATGATCCAATGATGCAAGGCGCAGTTGTACTCGCCACGGTTCCGTCGGTATACTTCACAACCTCATAATTCCAAAGATACTTCTTAGCCGCAGACACCGACTGGACAGCTGTTGTCCATCCACTCGTCGCTACTGTAACTCCACTAGAGGATGCAGTTGCCAAATAGTAGTTAACTACAGATCCGATACTCTTTCCGTTAGTGCCTGTAGCACCATTTGCACCCATACGGCTAACACTATATATTGTGGATGTCGTATTATCAGAGTAGCTAAATATAGTCCTCACCCACAGATATTGTCCGGCTGAAACAGTTGGTATAGATCCAGACCAAGTACCGGTCGGAACCGTTGTTCCAGACGTGCTTGCCTGATACGTAATCGCAGTCGATTTAATTCCTTTGCCAGTATCTCCAATCAAATCATCAGGATGTGGAGTCCATTCTGTCGCTTTTGTTCCCTTTTCAATTTTAAGACAACGCCACCTAATTTTGCCCTCTCCATTCGAATAATCACATCGCATGGATATAATGTATTTTTTACAAGATCCGTCCCATTTTTTCGTAAGGGTGCAGATTTGCTTTCCAGATTCCGATGTTATTCTAAATAACCCATCTGCAAACGGATTATCATGGGTCCAAGTGCCATCCTGCGAGCCTTGTGACCATAGTGCAAAAGTTCCTGCTGATGACGATTTGAAACCAGTCCATTCTATTTCAATACTGGTTGTAAATGTTTCGCCTGTTGCACATCCGTCTGGTATTACGAATGAGCTAATATCTTTACAAATATTTGTTCCGGTGTATGGTTGCCAATAATCGGACCATTCTCCAGAGGTATTCTGCAATAGATTCCATCCAAAACCAGCTCCCTGATTGGCAACCGCAAATGAGAATTTCTTATAGATCGTAATTCCATCAATAATTACAGGAACACTTGCCTCACATGCTGTAGAAATAACCGCTGTTGTTTTAAATGTAATTGTTGGAGACGCCATTCCGTTATTTGAAACAGATGCGGAAATGCCAGTTGGGCATGAAATTGTTCCGATTGTAACCTTCGAACACTGAGTATCACCCTGATAGGCTATTGCTTGAGTCGTACAAGCGGAACCAATTGGTGCTCCAGACGTATTTCCCATGAAAGTATAGGTTTCACTTGTCAATACTACAGAATATGCATCCGTAATATCGGCAATTGTAACCTGGCATGATGCTTTAGCCGCCATTTTGAATTTTCCTCTCTTTCTTCATTACTCAAGCTGGCATGTATACGAGCCAATATTCGTGATATCATCTGCCGTTACGGTGATGCTTCTGGCTGTAGCTTTTGCCGTTGTAGAAGTGCCAACATACCATCTGATTATTCCGAGTGATCCACAAATACCGCCATCTGTGATTTCCTGCTCAACCCCACCTTTAAAAACGTGAGCAGTCAATGCAGTGCTGCCTCGACTGTTCTTAAAGGTAAAGCCATTACTTCCGGTGATGCTTATAACAATTCCGTCTTTTCCTGCAGCTCCAGTTGCCCCGACTTCGCCCTTCATTTTTGACCACTTATATGCAGTAACAGTCGTCGGATCATTTTTGTTAAAATCGACATAAGTGCCGATATATTCACCGCTATCTTCTCCCTCATTTCCAGTAAACGTTTTACCGGCATCGTTCGAATATTTGATGTGCAAATATGAGGTTTTACCATCAGCACCCGTCGATCCTTGGATTCCCTGTTTTCCCTGCTCTCCCTGAATTCCCTCAAGACGATGCCATGTATACTTTTTCGGATCTGTTGAATCAGCCTCTGTAAAATCTGTATAAGTCCCGATGTATGTATCAGCTATCTCACTCATCTGACTCGATGCTGTTGGATTTGCAACTGAGCTGTATTTAATATGGAAATAAGTTGTCTTTCCATCTTTTCCAGGTTCTCCCTGAATTCCCTGTTTTCCTTGCTCTCCTTGAACCCCCTGCAGTCCCTGTGGGCCTTGATCTCCTCTAATTCGTGCCCATGAGTAAGATTTAACAGTTGTTGGGTCGTCAACCTTGAAGTCAACACATGTTCCAATGTAGGCGCCCATAGTTTCTCCATTCTTTGATGTGAATGTCTTTCCGCCATCATCTGAATATTTGATATGAAGATATGAGGTCTCACCATTTGCTCCATTCTCGCCAGGGATTCCTTTTTCGCCTTGCTTTCCCTGAAGCCCCTGAAATCGGTACCATTTGTACTTTTTGGGATCTGTTGAATCTTCTGATATAAAATCGACATAGGTCCCAATATATGTATTTGGTGTTTCACTGATCTGACTTGAAGATGTCGGATTTGAGACAGCCGAATACTTAACATGGAAATAGGTTGTCGCTCCATCTTTACCATCCTTGCCCGCAATTCCCTGATCTCCAACAACCTTTACCCAGGTGTAGACACTCGGATCCGTCAAAACCGGCTGCTTTGTCGTCTGATTGTATGCAATACCCATATATGCTTTTCCGGCAGATTTAAGCGATATTCCAGCACCTGTTTCTGTATCAGCAAACACAACCCAGGTGTAAAACGTCCGATTCTTTGCCAGCTTCTCAAACTGTGAAGCCAGACTTTCCATTTTTTCTGAAATTCCGCTTGATTTCAGCTTATATTCGCCCAGCGTCGCCGTGTACTCATCATTGCAAATGGATGACTCCAGTTTCATGATTCTCGCAGACAGATACAATTCTCCGGCATCATCTACGATGTTCACTGTATCACCAATTTTGATTCCATCCGGCAGATACGCCAGCTCCACTTCGTAGGATACGGCCGCATCATAGATCTTTTTCAGCTTGGAAACAGCGCGATTGCACAGTTCCGACTGGCTTAAAGTGTCGTAGGTATAAGTCTGGACAATATGACCGGTTCCATTTCCTTTTTCGGAAAGATACCGGCTCCATTTGGCCACTGCGCTCCGGGAATAAATCGTACTGCCGGACAGATATATATCGCCGTCATCATACTTATACCCTTTCAGATTGATCGGCGTTTCACTGTCTTCCGGATATCCGCCGGTAACGGAAAGTGCCGTAGCCAGATCTTCTACTGAACTTTTTACAATGATATTTTTCACTTCCCGGTTGATCCGAAGTTCTCGCCCCTGATCTACGCCGCGCTTCTTATGCAGGTTGATATATTTGTGCTTGATTTTCAACCGGTCGATTTCAAAAGTATAGGAAACTTCCGCGTCAAACTGCGTGGCAACGCTCAAAATACGCTCAGAAGCGGTGGTCTCACCCTCCCAGGACAGTTTCCGGTTATAATTGCTGACCTCATTGATTCCAATTTCAAAGCCGGAATCGTCGCTGAATTTTTCAACATAGTAGCTCGCTGGATATGCCTTGTCTGCTTTGTATTCGCCAACTGTCTCGTTCAGGAGATCCATACCGGCATCCTCGGCATAGATTTCTACTTCCTGTTTGAAAATATTTTCTTCGCTGGTAATGATCGTATAAAATTCCTGCTCATCGCCATTCTTCCGAAGAATATAATTGCCAACAGAACCATACTGTTTCGCATCATTCCGCGTGCTCGCCGTGTAATTCAGCGTAAATTCTAGTGTAGCAACACCTGCTTCCACCTCTTCTGTTTTCAGATCATCAGAAATGTACAATCCCTTCGGTAGCTCTGTGCTTGCCTGCCCAAGGACATTCATATGTCGGTCCGCAAAATATAAAATCATAGAAACACCTCCCTGTATTTCATTGTGTATGTTGGCTGTGTTGCCCAGTCCGATGCAATGCATTGGATCTGATTCATTCCAGGCTGCAGGCAAAAGTTCTCCCAATCGTTGCCCAACGCACCAAGATCCTGTCTCGGAAGTCCCTGTAACATGACCTCTCCATTGCTACAGTCAGCTGTCAAAACCTGATTTACCGAAAATTTATTCGGAATATCACGCCATTTTTCTACATTGTCAATTCTCACGAAGATGCCGCGGAAATAATTTCTGGTGACAAGCTGATTTCCTGTATTTCGACTTCCCCACTGTCCCAAATACAATTTCACTGTTGCCACTTTCACATCTTTTAATTCTGGAACTGTAAATTCCGGATAACTGCCCTTCCAGAAAAAACGTATTTTCTCTCCATGTTTCATCATGTCGCTTGCGCCATACGTTTGGCTGTATGGGTTTGCATCTTTTCGATGGCAAGGTTCAAAAGTATATGTTTTGACGATACGCGGGTTGTTTCCACCTACCCACATATTCATGTGCGCTGTGTTTCCGATCGTATCGGTTTTGTATATCTCCTGGCAGCAGATCATTTTTCCGTTCGCATCGCAGAAAGCAATCGCCTGGCAGCCCGTCTGCCCCATAAGACCAGTTTCAAACCAGCTGTTCATGTAACAATAGAGGTGCGTCGCTCCCTTTGCTCCATTGGAATCTACCACATCAATAGATTTCATAGCTCCATTCCAGCCGTTTGTGTTTGGACTTACATATCCACTGCTGGCCAGATACAGACCTTTGATGCTGTCTACGCTCATGACACCCAGCTTTCCAGCCGTCTTGCTGTTACTGTATAAGAAGTTGCTCCCTGTATCATCTTTCCACGCCGCATCCTGTGACCAGACATATTGGTCAGCATAGCTTGTTATCAGTTCGCTTTTTTTGTATGTTTCTCCGTTCAACTCATCCGGATCACCGAACTGAAGAATTTTCTTGGAGTCATTTACAAAACCTACTACTCCATTTTCACTGTGCATTACTGCCTGAAGCTTTGGAAAGGCCCGATAAGTGCCGTTGTACGACACAATGAACGTTTTTCCGTCATCCGCAGTCGGATTCACCGTAAATTCTTCCACCGAATACTTGAATGGATCCGCGCAGTAAAATTCCAGCTCCGCAGTGATCGCATTTCTTCCCGCCGGCACTTCACTCGTTCCCTGCTTTGTTCCGATATAATATTTGTCCGGTTCATCTGCAAAAATAAGGGTTGCCTGTTCTGCATCCAGAAGAGCATTCAGTTTGTTGTAAGCACTGCGAAAAGCTGCATTATCTTCGGCTACCAGCTGATATCCCACCACAATAGTCCTTGGCTGATAACGCTTTCGTCGATACTTTGTACCGTCAGACACGCCTGTTTCCAGATCTGTAATCTCCGTACCCAAAATTTCCCGGCCGGACACATAAAGTGTCCGATAGCCGGGAATTACGTTCTCAAGATAACTTCCATTAAACATGAGAGCCTCCGAAGGCAGGTTCTGCCCTGGGTATCGCTCTGTTGTATCTACAAAGTTATACATTCATTCTCCTGCCTTTCTTTCGGTTCTCCCTTGTCTCCTGTTTCTCAATTTCTTCTCGTGTATACGTTGCGGTCGCTTTTCCGATTTCTCTTCCGTCCAGATTAACGGGTACATAGATGGTATATTTTCCATTACTGCTGTACTGGTAGCTGTCGTTCAGGTCTTCAGATCCTGTCCGAAGGCTCATTCCGATTTCCGGCGCAGGTGTAAGCTCCGGAACCTGTATCAATTCCATGGCGGCCTGCCTCGCCTCCTGCACATGATCCATAATGCCGTTGACCCAGCCGATACCGAAATAATTGCCGAGTTTATCTGTCACCCGTGATGGGCTGTGGATCTGTGCTCTCGCCCGGATCGCCGCCTCTGCAGCCGCCGCAAGCTGTGCCGCCACTGCTCTTACATGTCCAACCTGGCTTGCCATACCATTTGCAAGTCCCATTCCGATGTATGCGCCGCTGTTATAGGCACCGCCTGCCGATGATCGCATGGTAATTACAATCGAATTTGACATTGTTCCGGCCGTAGAGACCGCCTTTGACATTCCTGCTGAAACGCCATTGTTGAAATTATTTCCAACCGCTTTTCCAGAAGTTTTTGCCTTGCTTTCTCCCTGAGAAAACTGCTTAATTAATGCACTGATAGCGTTTTTTGCTTTGTTCCCCAATGCATCCAATCCGGAATTTACAACATTGACGCTCGATTTCATGCTCGTGAGCGATTTTTCTGCGCTCTTTGCATTTCCAGCAATTGACTTCATGCTGGAATTTACTGATTTCAGAGCAACTACCATAAGACCGGTTCCTGCGGCTCCGGCCACCATTGCCGCTGCAAATACGCCAACTGTTACAGCTGCCGCGCCAGAAGATCCTGCCAAAATCACAAAAACCGCACTGGCCGCAGTACCTGATCCAAGTAATGCCGCCAATCCGGCTGCACTGACCTTTGCACCAGCCGCTACAAGTGGAAATGCTGCTCCCATAATTGTCAAACCTGCACCTGCCATCACAAGCGAAGCTCCAAGCACCGCTGCTCCGGCAGCCAATGCAATTACTCCTGCGGCTGCAGCCAGTGCAGTTACGCCGACCAACGCAAGACCAACTCCGAGCACGGTTGCGCCAACTCCTCCAACAGCAGCTCCGGTGCCAAAAACAATCATGCTTGTGCCAAGCTGAGCAATAGCTACCGCTCCCTGGCTTCCATATTGTACAATTGAAGGAAGAACAGCGGACACAACCGCCAATGCCGCGCTGGCAATCAACGCACCTGTTGCTACCAAAACAATAGCGGCTCCAAATGCAATAAAGCCAACTGCTCCCGCTGTTAGTGCTGGTCCAAGAGCAGCCGCTCCAACTGCCAACAAAGCGATTGCCGCAACCATGCCAACCATACATCCAATAGCCAGCGGACCGGCATTTGCAAGATTAATAGCCGCCAAGGATAACAAACTGATTCCGACTGCTGCAATTAATACCGCAGTGCCAAACGCAACAAATCCAACCGCTCCGGCCGAAAGTGTTGGTGCTACATTTTTCGCTACCAACATCAAACCGGCAAGCGCTACGACCATTCCTGCCATACATCCAATGGCCAACGGACCAGCATTCGCCAACTGAATTGAAGAATACGCCAGCAGTGCCAAACCTGCGCTAATCATTAATACAGCCGCTCCCAATGCCAGAAGCGCCGGTGTCATCGCTGTTAATTTCTTCGACCCGCCAGACATAGACGAAAGCATCTTTGTCATACCAACTGCAAGTCCTACTACAACACCAATCAAACCACCAAAAACAGCGATTGCCCCTGGGCCAGCGTTGGTTACTGCAATTGCAGACTGCGCAAGCAAATAGAACCCAGCACTAATCGCCAGTACCCCGACACCCATCATCATAAAGGCCTTGGCGGATGCTACCATTTTCTTTGCACTGCCACCGCTTGATTTGCCAACCGCTTCCTGCCCTTTTGACACTTTAAATAAGCCAGGTGCAATTTTCCCAAGACCAGCCTTTGCCAGTCCTCCAACAGCTCCCGTAAATGCGCCAACAAACGGTGCTACAGCTTTAACAATTTTAAAGCCTTTGTACGCAATCAAAAGTTTCGGAAGTGTTACCACCAACTTTGCAATTACATCCGAATGTTTTTCCAAAAATCCCGAAACTGCTACAGTTCCATCTTTAACCTTTCCCAAAATGGTTGAGAAATTTTCAATACTTTCTGTGCTGCCAAAAGAACCTGAAAGTTTCTTGATATCTCCTATGATCGCCCCAGCCGCATCGCCCAGCGCTGTTCCTGCTTCCACTGCATCCGTTTTGAAAATATCCCAATATGGTTTTGCTTTCTCAACCATTGCTTCTATTTTATCGACAGCCTTTTCGATCCCTTTTCCGCTGGCAAGCTTCTCATCGATTTTTCCAACCGCCTCAGTTGCGATGCCAACCAAACCTCTCATTTTTCCGCCAACCTGGTTGAATGCGGTAATTCCAAGTCCTTCCATAGCAGACTGCAGTTTCACGACATCGTGCTGCAGATTATCCATTTTTATTTCTGCCATTTCTTTGGCTGCACCATCGCTGTTATAAATGGCGTTTGTTAACTTGTCAAAATCCTCTGGTGCCGCGCTCACGATTGAAAGCAGGCCTGACATACCCTCTTTTCCAGCTAACGTAGCAGCATATTTGGCCTTTAACGCTCCCTCTGCTCCATAAGCCTTTTCCGTTAAATCTGCTAATGCTTCATTATACTTCTTTTCTGTCAGCTCTCCATTGGCATACTTTTCGTCAAGTTTTGCAAGATTCTCTTGGAACTGATCCATTGGCATTTTACATTGTCCAAATGCACCTCGCAGATCCGTTACAATGTCCATCAGAGACTTCATAGAGCCATCACTATTCTGCAAGGATGTACCCAAATAATCCATTGCGTCACTGATATCATCTGTTGGCTTGGCAAGATTTGTCAGGATAGTTCGAAGGCTGCTACCAGCCATACTGCTTTTCAACCCTGACGACGCCATGAGTCCGAGGGCAATGGCTGTATCTTCTACGCTGTATCCTAACGATCCAGCTACGGGAGCCGCATATTTAAAAGATTCGCCCAGCATAGCAACATTGGTATTGGAATTTGCCGAAGCTGCTGCCAGAACATCAGCAAAATGTGAAGCGTTGGAGACTTCTTTTGTAAAACCATCTTTGATAATTTTGGTGGTACCATCCGCCGATAAACCGAAAGCTGTCATAGCATCTGTTACGATGTCGGAAACGCCAGCCAAATCTTCTCCCGATGCAGCGGCCAGATCCATTACGCCTTCGATTCCATTTAACATATCCTCCGTTTTCCAGCCGGCCATTGCCATGTACTCCATCGCAGAAGCTGTCTCACTTGCGGTGTACTGTGTGATTTTTCCGAGCTGTTTCGCCTTTTCAGATAGCCGATCGAAGTCAGATCCTGTAGCCCCGGAAATAGCTGCTACAGATGACATAGCATTCTCAAAATTCGCACCAGCGCTTATTGCTCCTGTAGTCAGACTTTTTAATCCACTTCCGACTGCCGATACTGCCTTGGATCCGATCGCCGCCATAGCGCCGAATCCAATTCCACTTGTAAGCGTATTTTTCAGATTTTCAGCATAACTGCTGCATGATTTCATCATTGAGGAGAAGTTCTTATCTTCCGCGCACAAAACCGCCTTTACGCTATAAGATTCTGCCATCTGTTCACTCCCCTCTCTTTAGCAATTTGGATATTCCAGCGAATCGTGGATCACTCTTTTTATGCTTCTTTTCCTTCACATTTCTTAATTCTTTTTCATAGTCAAAGAAATTCCGGAACCTTTTATATACTGGCACTGTTTTCTTGCCGGATTTTTTTTGCGCTTGGGCCGCAAAATTCAGAAAGGCCTGCCGATGTGCCCTGTATTCGTCGTCTACTATTCGATATCTCAGCGCTTCCATCATAATTTCGTACTGTGCAATCGTCAGACGATCAACCTGCTCAAACGATGTGAATCCCAGATACCGGAAGCAACTGATTGCAACTTCCCGGTATTGTTCTTCAAAACTCACCTCTTCATGGGATATGTCACCTACTTCTTCGCTTTTTCTTCCTCGATCGTCTTCTCGAGATTCTGGACGCATTTCTTCGTAGCATTTGCATTCTTTAAGAAACCCATCGTATCTTCGAAGAGCTGATTGATATCGGTATCCGGATCATCAATATATTCATCCAGAATTTCTGTAGTTGCTCTCGGATTCTGCCCTTTATTAGCTACGAGTAACAGATCCTCAAGAGCCTCTACATCTCCGTCCATGATCCCTGCCACAGCGTATCTCAGGCCAATATTCTTCTTGGCATCTTTTACTCCGTCTACCGGCATGCTTACTTTCTTGTTCATTTTTCTCATGAATCCCATGCCAAAATTAAACTGATACACCTGTCCGTTGATTGTAAGTTCCATATCGTTTTTCTCCTTTACTATTCAAAAAGAGGACGATTTCTCGCCCTCAACACTTTTACGCTCCTGTTTTTGTCGTATCTGTAAATACGTAAGCTGCTATTTCCTGCTGCGCGGTCGTTACGGTTACATCACCTTTCTGACCGGTTCCATTGACACCAAAGGTAAGAGACACCTCCACCATATCTTCGGCGTTTGAAGTCTTTTCTACCTCCGTCACATAGCCCTGGAAGTATTTTCCTTTAAATTTATTGCTTCCGCCGGATGCTGGATCATCCAGATTTGCTTCCCAGATCTCGACCAGTTCATCATTGATCATGGCATCTTCAAGAGAGTCGATCAGTGTGTCGCCCTTGGCAAGAATACTGGTTGCCGTAATCTCAACCTCGGCTGCTCCCGGGGTACGGATCGTGCCATCCTTTGTCTCTGTGGTATCGGCATCCTTGCTTGTCGTTCTGCCGTTCTCTGTCGTAAACGCTAATGCTGTAGCTGCATTTTTAGCCGCATCTTTTTTAAGGCGGTACAGATAAACGATCTTTTTACCACGTACCGCATCTGCGAATAACTGTAAATCAATTGTTTTTCCCATGCTGTTCTCCTAACTAAATAAAAAAGTCACTTCCACGATACCGTGAAGAAGTGGCTGGTTGGTGGTTGTGTCCGGCAATATTCTCTGATTTAAGTCCTGCACGGACCAGGAAAAGTTGCCGGTATGTTCCAGATGTCTGCAAACCTGCTTGATCTGCAGAAGCATCTGCGAAACTGTGCCGCGCTGCCGCGGATTGTCGTGCCAAACGTGGATTGTCTGACTTACAGTGCCGAATACAGCCGTTTTGTTGGCCCGATCATTCAAGTCACTGTCCGCCAGATAGATAAACGGGTATGGCGTACCTTCCGGCGGTAAAAACGTGTCATACACACTGCCTGGATACTGTTTTTTCAATTCCAGAAGCAATGCACTGAATAATTCCTGCTGTGGATCCATCGTGTCACCTCGTAAGCTTTTTCAGATCAGATTTGAATTTCTCTTTCTGTGCTGTATAGGAAGGGCGCATATACGGCTGTGCGTTCATATATCGGGTTCCATACTCCACGTATGCCGCATACTCTGCTGTAGGCTCCACTTCCGCTGTAAGACCGCTATCCCGGATCTCAAGTTCAATGCTTCGTTTCAAGTTACCAGTATCCACCGGTACCTTTCTCTGCGCCGACTCCTGCAGGGCTGCCCCATTACTTTTCACAATCCGCTTAACATCGTTCATTTGCACATTTTTCTTCAATTTGACCTGCAGCTTCTCCATTCCTTCCAGCTTGATTTTCGGCATCAAACCACCTCCGATAAAATAAAAGTCTGTTTCACACGTAATTTCCGCGTATAGTCCACTTTGTAGGTCGTGTTTCCAATCCGGATCCTGTCAAACGGCTTCTGATAATGGTTCTGGAGCTGCACTGTCACGCTGCCCTGACGGATCCCGCCGTATACGATCCGCATGATTTCCGCCCGCGTATCCATCACAGATGCCATTTTCCGCACCTCTGTTACCTGATCGTCGGCATAGTTTCCAGTCGTTGGATCATACTCACCCGGCAGGACTCGCCGGAAGAAAATTGGCGTATCGTATCTCACAGAAACTTCACCTTTCCCTTCCTTGCCTCCCGCTGGCTGTCCAGATAAGACTGAATATCATCCATGTACCCGGCAAAATCATTTTCAGACCAGGAAAGGCTCTCGCCCTCAACACTGTGAGAGGAGAGCCCTTCTGATCCGATTCGGTTGAATCGAATGACTGAAACATCCAATATGATGTATTCCATTTCTTCCGGCGGCTCCAGACCGCCAAGAAGAAATTTCAGCCGCTGTTTCGTGGCATTCAGAATCAGCTGTAACTGCTGTTCTGTCTTTTTGTCTGTATCTTCCATCCCAAGAAGCAGTTTCAGATCTTCGATCATAGGCTGCCTCCTACTTCTCTGGTTCTTTTACCAGTTCGATCACCGGGGTTCCACGCAGGTTTTTATCCGAAGCAAGCTCTTCCAGACGCTCTTTCGATACCTTGATTCCCTCGCGTGGGAAAACATCACCCTCTCGGTACTCATGGTCATCGTCATGAAGATCCGTAAAGTATTCAATCACCCTGTACATAGGTTCCTCCTTCTCAGCTCTTCACAGCTGCTGTTACATCGCCGGAACGGACTGCTTTATAGTTCTGATCACACTCAACCAGCGTGATGTGATGGGTTGCTGTAGATGCGATTTCGGATTCTCCATCCCATTTGCTCCAGTTTTTCACGTCATCGCCGTATTTCACGGCAGTCGCGGATGCCGCATCTTTGTACTTCCAACAGTTTTTCATAGACATCAGCTGCTCTTTTACGGAGATCTTTGTTTTTCCCGTTTCAGATCCTTCTGCCGCCGTTACGGTCAGTTTTCCAAGAGTCTGTGTATCCGCGCCACCAACGGAGATGTAGGCGATGGCATCCAGGTACTCACAGAATAAGCGCAGACCCATAATAGCGTACAGATCCGAAATTGCTCTCTCGTAAGTACCCTGTGCATGGAAACCGATAAAATGAGTAGTCGGGTCCGTTGTATAGCTGAGGCCAGCTTTTACGAACTCAGAGTCGCCCGGATCGATGTAATATCCGATGATGTTGTTGAGTGGAGTAGCAATGACGACGTTTTCCGGGATTTCAGAGCTTACGAAGACAACATCAGCGCCAAGGAATTTCTTCATGTACTCAAAGCCGAACGCTGTCTGCAGGGAGATATCCGCGGCACCGACATATTTATACACATCCAGTGTATTTACCCATACTGCTACGCCGGTAGCCGTTCTTCTCATCTTTTTGAACTTATCTTTAACCTTTCCAATTGCCATAGCAACTGCCATCTGCCAAGTGCTTTCATGGCCGGTCAGAGAACCTGCTTTCAGCTGTGCGTACAGCTTATCCATGACAACGTTCTGCAGATCGGTTTTGAACTCTTCGTCGGTATCCTGTACTGCGGCATCATATCCCTTTTCCGCGATTGCCTCCAGGGTTACTCCCTTACGATACTTGCTGATTTTAATAGTATCAAACGGAATTTCTTCCACAGCGTACTGGGAGTACGGGATCTCTTCGCCCTCTGCGACCTCACCGGACTGCAGGTTTCCTGTCACCTTTTTTGTATTTAAAACGGTGTTGTTATCTTTCTTGATCATTCGGATAATGCCCAGGACATCAAGCAGCGCCTGAATGTTTTTGCCGAAAGATGTTACGAAATCAATCTCGCGGGCTTTTACCTGGATCTGTTCCTGACCTGTCATGTTATCCGGTGCCGCAAATACCTGCAGCCCTAATTTTCCAATTCTATGCATGCTGTTTTCCTCCTACTGAAATAATGCAATATTTTCCGCAATCAGCCGCTGCCGTTCAATTGGGTTGCTGACTGCAAGAATCTGTTCTTTTGTCACAGCGCCTTTTCCGCCGGATCCGCCCTTTGGGGCATTTCCTTTCAGGGCATCTTTTACGGCAGCCTGTACTGCATCCTTGTACATCTTTGTGAAAGCTTCGACTGCCGTCTTGGTATCCTCAGCGCTTTCCGATACCAGATGTGCCAGAAGTTCATCCGGGATGTTGATTTCTTCATCTGCCAGCATCTTTCTGGCCGTCTTTGACATTTCCGAGAGCGAATTCTGCCGTTTCAGATCTGCCAGTTCCTTTTCCAACTTCCGGTTTTTATACTCCGCTTTCTCTTCCTTTGTCATCTTCGCCAGCTTTTCCGCCTCTGAAAGCTTATCATCAGTCAGCGCCTGCCACTTTTCCTGCGCTTTGGTCACTGCTGTATTTACCGCTTTCTGCACTCTGCGGTCGAACTCCGCGCGATTCTCTGCCTGCCCCAGAAAATCATCAAACGACATCTCATTGCCGCTATCTCCAGAACCTGCTCCAGCTCCGTCCTCGTTTCCGTCTCCGGCTCCGCTGCCGTCTCCTTCGCCGTCTGCAAATACCTGCAGGTTGATCATCGGGATTCTCCAATGATAATGGTTGTTTTTGCGCTTCATTATTTTTCTGTCCTTTCTGCCCCGTCCCGTTCTGTAATAGCCCCGTGCCGTTGCTCCGGAATCATAGTTTAACGACATTTCGGTCACATCGGTTACACGATCCTGACATGCTCCGGAAATTCATCGACCATCAGACAGATGCCGACAAAAAAGGAATCCACCAGAGTTCTTGCTCTCTCTGATAGATTCCCATACTGTATATCAACCCAGCCGGGCGATACTTCGTATTCTATTTCATCCCTTGTCAGATCCTCGATCGAGCGGATCAGCGTCCGCACAAGGCTGGAAACACCCGCACAGACGATGTCCTGCCCGTGCGGTGCGTACATTGCATGACCGGACACCTTAATTTCGTTTTTACGAACGCGCACCTCAATCATTCTCTGATCCTCTCTTTCTTAACAAATGGGCACAAAAATACCACCGGCCTCTCGACTGGTGGTTAATTATACAAATGGAACCATTTCTTTTACGTCTTTCAATGTCCTTTTTGCCTTTTCGATCAATGAATTCTCAAACAGATATGAAATACCTTTGGGCGTGATAATAGCATCCGGCAGGCCGCCTAAAAGGACGCCATCTTTCGTATGATTGACGACAATGCCTTTTACATACTCTTCCGTAATCAGGCTTAACATGATATACTGCCAGTAATTCTCAGGAATATTATAAGCCGATGCTGTAAGGTAACACGCTTCTGGTTTTTCACCCTTTTTCAAGCATTCATACAGATATTTCAGTACCTGGTATACAATCACGAAATAATCATTCTGAGCCATTTGTCCTGTCTCCTTATCATCAGTTGATAATTAACTGATTCTTGCAAGAATCACAGTAAAAAGTATTGGTTTTTTCACGGTCGCCAACAGGAATCATGATTCCTGTTTTACATTTTTTGCACAAAACTTTTTCGCCTTTCCTCAAGAGCTTTACTCTCTCATGAGGCGGAATATTCAGAGTATTCGTCATAAACAATCACTCCCATTTCAGATTCGGATATTTATCATTTATATGATTAATTATATCCTGGAGCACTTTCTCTGTCAATTCAATGTTTTGATGCCTGTACTCGTTCACATAGCATTGCAGTTCTTGACTTTTGGTATTTGGCTTGTTGATTTTGGCATGCGTGGCCTCGTGAATCACCGTAATAGCCGTTTCACGAACCGTTTTGGTATTATCAGCATAAATGTTGATTTCTCCATCTTCGAAAAGTCCGTCCAGTCCTTCATCAACATCAACTCCGTACCATACCTTTATTTGAATATCATTTTCCTGAAGATATTCCAACATTTCCGTTCCGATGCTGGACTTTTTCATTTCTTTCATGATATTTCGAGGTTTGATAACGTCTCGCCCCTTTGATCTGCCATCCAATGTTTGGAATATTCCTTCGTTGTCTTTATATCTTGCCTTTCTGTTTTTCGATGCTTCCCATTCTTCTGTGGTACCACCCTGCTCCAGAAAGTCCAACCATTTCTCATATTCTGCACTGTCTTCATAGGCTGCCGTGGAGCAGTGGCACCGTGGATGCATCGGCGGCGCGTTCGTCCCCGGCATCATATCCTGCACTTTGAAATGCTTACCATCCAACGCCTGGCACCGCTCGCAGACATCTGCATTCCCGCAGGCAACGTATGTATATTCTTCGAATCCATTTCGAATATAGGACTGCTTCTGCGCTTCTGTCTGGACTCTGGCAAGCTCCGTGACCATGAGCCGCTCTGCATCCTCCCGGCTTGCACCGAAGCGTTTCTGCAGGTGCACCGCAAGCTCCCGCGGGTTCTTGCCCTGGATTAGCCCTGTTTTCAGCAGCTTGTCCAGCTCTGCTTTCAGCATATCCTGATACATCCAGATTCGATCGGAATAAGTGGCGTTATGGAATGACGCATCGACAATTGCCCGCGCCATTTTCCCATTTTCCTGCACGGAATTGCCAAGAATACCCGCCTGCCTGCGAAATTCTTCTATTGTCTGCTGTGTCAGCGTCTGATCAAAGTATTTCTGCAGTTCGTCGAAGCCGGATACCATTTCCAGCCCGATATTGGCTTTCAGCAGCTCCAGGCGATTGATTTTCATGGTCGCATTGTACAACCGCATCTCTTCATTCGCCTGATCAGAAAAATCTTTTTCTTTGACGTATTTTGCGGCTTTCCTTCCATATTCTTCGATGTCAAGCTTGGAAACTCTCCTTTTTGCCTCCGCCAGCGAGATTCCCTCTTTTGTGGCGTACTTTGCATAAAATCCATCGATCTCCTTCTGGATCTGGTCTGCCATATATGCATAGGTCTTCCGGATCTCTTCTGCATAGGCCTGCTCCGCCATCTTATTCTTCTTAGCATGCTCCGTCTCACGCTTCTGCCAGTATTCCTTACTCGTCATCCTGTCCACCGCCGCCAAACATCTGCTCCATCACAGGATCCGCTCTCATCTTATCCTGATCAGCATCGATTTTCTTAATCTCGTCCTGTGCATTATCCACGATAGACAGCACGCCCAGCTGTGTTTCCTGGCTGACAACGCCTTCCAGATTCTTCGCGATCTCTGCCTCTTCCTGCAGGTTTGCCGGGAAGTTCGGCGTAAAGTGTGGATGGATCTTCACCCAGTCATCTTTTTTCATCCCCGAGACCGGATTTGAGAAGATCAGACGGTACCGCCGGTTCATACCGCTGGTAAATTTCCGTTCCTTCGTCTTTTCCAGGTTGCTCATCGCCTGCAGCTTATACTTCATGGCGATACCGGAGCTGGTACCAAAATTCTCATCCGAGATATTGGCTACCATGCTGATATGGAAGATGAGCTTTTCCAGTCGATCGATCAGATGCTCCTGTGTAGTGTCTCCATCTGGCTTCTGAAGAAATTCAACGATCAACCGCTCGGTATCTCCATCAAAGTTAATGATTCTGTCGTCCCGGATATGCGCCACATCATCTTCTTCCAGCTTGGATCCAAGAACTTTCAGATAAGCATCCGCGAAATAGTCAACATCATTGGCCTTCTCGCTGATCGCCTTATTGTATGCGTTGATCATCGTAAGCACCGGTTCGAAGATTCCCATCCGCTCCTTGTTTTCTACGTACTCAGATGCCGGAACGCCATCAAAGCCGTGTATCTTCTCGTCTGCATCCCAGATCAGCTTTCCCTTTATTGTGAACCATCGAACCTTCGTCTCATCTGAAACGCTGCCATGAAGGATCTGATTCGAATCGTAATACAGCCGCACGAAATACCGTTCCCTTTCCAGCACGGAATCATCGTAAATCATGAATGCATCCAACGGGCTTAGATAGGTAATGCCGATGTTTCCGTTCTCATCGACATAATACATTTCATAGCCCTTGCCGAAAATGCTGCAGATTTTGGACAGCTCAGCATTGTTATCGTCCTGATCGTTGTACTGGTCCAGAAATTCAACATACTTCGCAACTGCTTCGTTCCCATTGTCGACCTGCATTTTGATGGCATTTCCGATAAAAAAACCGTTCATCGTATCCACGATGTATTTGGCAAAATTAACCATAATCCGGTTGTCTGGCTTCCATTTCGGCTTTAACGGCTCATGCAGGATCGGATACTCCGTCTCGTAGGCCTCCTGCAGTCTACTGTAACGAAATGCGCACTCTCCGGAATGCCGTATAATAAATTCGTTCAGTTTGGCATCCGTCAGCGTCTCTTCCGACGGCAGCCTGTACAAATTCGTCCACACCTCTATATCCCTCCTTTCACTTTTCTGTTAAGCCGCGGCTTCGCTTTACGTTCTTCCTCAATGGAATACCGAAGCATCGCCATGGCATCATCAAAAAATGGAACTGGCTCTTCGAGATAAGTGTTGGTATGCTCATCCTTCTTCCACTTCCATTGCTGAATTTCTTTTATTGTATTGACGCAGGACGGGTAGATATGGATCCTGTGCTGTTTCAAATAGTCTATCTGGGCATGCACGCTGTTCGGCTCTTTCTGCACACCTTTTGCGCGGTATCCCGCCTTCTGCCACATCTTGATACGGTCCGGCTCCGCAGAATCGCACCACATACGCAGGCGCTTGCTGAACTGCCCTTCCGCCAGCCGGATGATCTCATCCGTATCCATCGCATACACGTACAGCTCCCGACATAGATACAGCTCTCCGTCCTTGAAACCGACCTCGCCGATGCAGTTTGCATGGTTGAATCCGAAGTCCTGTGCATTGACCATGTAGTCGAATCGTTCCGGCGAGCGGTCAAATTCTTCAACAACATAGTTTTTGAGGATCAGTCCGGCGACCTCTCCCCATTCCCCCAGGCCATATACCCGATACCCTTCTGGATCCACTTCCTTACGCCGCATCATACGTCTTCGGTAGGCATCATCGATAAAGCGGTTCTGCTCGTAGGTTGACTGATGTGTCAGAACATCCGGATCTGACCGGTCAAAGAACACACGCTTAATCCAGTGGTACGCCGATACCGGGTTGAACGTCATCCGGATCTGATAGAACTGTCCATCCGGCAGTTCACCACGGAGACGGTCATCAATGATCTCGAAGTCCGCCTGCGTAATTTCCGTGGCTTCTTCGATCCAGACATCCGTCAGCTTGCCACGTTTGAATGTAATGGATTTCAGTTTTTCACGCTGCTTTTCATCGTTGACGCCTCGGAAAATGATCTGATTGCGGTTGATTTTACACTCCACAATCATGTTGGAGCTGTTAATATGCCAATATTTCTTGTACTGCTCCCCAAACATGCGAAAAATAGCACCTTGCAATTCTGCAAAAGTGCTATCCCTGTTGGTCACGTCCGCCTTTCGAACGCATAGAAGATTTCTTCCCGGATCCTGCATCAGCCGCAGGATATAATTCTGCGCCGTATCAACACTCTTTCCTGATCCAGCAGAGCCTTTCATAACGATATATCTTTTCCTGGAACGGTCAACTTCTTTGAAGCCCGGATTCATCTGGACGTTTATATTCATCCGGAATCGTCCTCCCCGTAGTCAATCGTGATGTTGAGATCCATATCTGCATCCAGCTCAACTTTCTCAGTAAACATTCCAAGGTGTTTACCTAACTGTTCCAACGCTTTCATCTTGTCATTCAGCTTAACTTCCCGCTCCATCGACGTTCCTTTCGGTCCATCCGTCGTCTTGACCTTTACGGACTGGATACACGCCAGATCATCTTCTGTAACATCCGGTCGAACAGATGCATCTTCAAAATCGATTATGTTTTTCGGATTCACAAAAGCTATTCTTGCCAGTTCCTGAATCACCCTATCTTGACTGATTCCCGTTCGCCTTGATCTTTCAGCCATTGCCTTTGCAATAGCCTCTTGAACACTAGCATTTGCTAACAGCCGCGCTCCTTGTTCATTTGCTGTTTTCGGCGAATATCCTGCTCTAATAGCGGCCTGTGTTGCGTTCAGGTCGATCAGATACTCTTCCACAAATCTCTGCTGCTTTGCAGTCAATTTTGCCATCCGGCAACACCACCTTTCTTTCCAAATTTCTGCATACAAAAATTCCCCGCATCTCTGCGAGGAATCCTTGGAATAAAAGTAACAAATCGGAGAATCTCCATCCACTGGAGAGTTGGAACGGCAGGATTCGAACCTGCGGCCTTGTCGACTCATGCGACTGCTCTTTCCAACCGAGCTACGTTCCAATAGGTGCAGGGATCTGCCTGTCACTGCACCATGCATCATTTGGACTTTTCCATGGGGTGATGCCTGCCCGATTCAACAGCCAGGCTGTGACACCTGGCCGCCGCTCAAAACACATTCACAAGGAGGTAAAGAAAAGATGAAACCCTTCCTGCCGTTCTCTCCATGATACAATATAACATTTTAAAAACGAACATTGCGAACAAAACGAACAAACTTTCATTTTCTCTCAAATTTTTCTATGCCGCCTCCATGAATCTCAGATATTCCATCCGCACACTGTCTGCAGTTGCCTTTCTTCCGAGTTTGGCCGCCACCTGGCTCCAGCTCATCTCCTCGAAGACTCTGTACTTGATAATGCGCTGCATTCTCTGCGGGATGTGGTTCATCCACTGCTCCACCTCCACTTTCAGCCGCTGGGCGTTCTCCCGACGCTCCTCCAGAATCTTCTCCTCGTGCCGCAATCTGGCATCCTCCTCATAAGTGAACGCTGTCCCTGCGATCTTGAAGTGCTGCGGATTGTACGGAAAATCGGGATTGCTCCCGGACACGTTCGTCTGCACGATGGTCTGCCGCTTCTTTTTCAGCCGTCTAATGTCCTTTTCCGTCTCTTTGATCAGCTCGCATGCGTCTATGTACTGCTCCAGAACCTTTTTCTCCATTGGTATCACCTCCCCACTTATGTTCTCTTCCGGTTGTTCTGTCTCTCATTCTGATCTCGACCAATTCCAGGTGCGACACGTTCAAAACCTCCCGTACAGCCTTGACCACACTCCAGATCTGTCTCGGCAGGTGGGTAGCGTTTCGAATTGCCCTGTCCGCGGTCGGATCACGATATCCTTCACCATTCATTGTTTTTCACCTCATCCAAACTCCAGCTGTCCGTCATCGACGAATTTTGTTTTTTTCAAGCTTAACTTATCCCCCTGCTGTTTTAACCGATCGACACGTGCCTGCTGTTTCAGGTTTGCCATATAATTATCGTCTACTTCCGGCGGAATCTTCAAAAAATATTCTTCCGGAAGTGACATTCCAGCTTTTTCACATAACTCTGCAATATCTCTCTTGTAAGAAATAATATGATTTCTCGTCAGATTCATATTGCAGCCATCCGGCCAGAACGGATCATTACAGCCATTTTCGTTTATGTAGTTCCAATGATCGCGTTCGCGGATTATCTGACTACAAAGCAAATCTAACTGCTGTTCCGGTGTATTTTCTTTCATAACATCACCTCTGGACGATCAAATAATTTATACCGTCATTTTTGAACCACATTTCGGGCAATATTTCCACTTTACCTTCGTGTATTCTGCGCTGCATCTACCCGTTTCAACCGCTTCGATACTCTCGACCTGGAATCCGCACTTAGAGCATTCGGCGTGGATGTAATCGTTATGTTCTGCCCTGTTCTTCCACCTTGCGGGATATTCAAAACTCTTTCTCTTCATCGTAAGCGCATACTCTTCATCCAGGAACTCAAGTGTGTACTGACCATCCGCCGGGCATACATCTTCAAATTTTTCTACAAACCACTCGAATACGGCTCTGACAGCCGTCTCTGTCACATCCTCTTTGCCGCCGATCCATTCATCCCCGCGGAGGTTTCCGTAATAGATCCGGCCGGTAACCGGGCTTACGCCCATTGCTTTTTTAATCTCTTTTTTCATGCTTTCTTCTCCATTCTGTAAGATATTCTTCCTGCTCCCGGTCCTCTTCCGGATCCTTCGGACGCTCTGGCCGGTTCAGTAACCAGGCAAACAGGCCAACCAACACACCGCAGAACACGATAATTCCAACTACTGCCATCTACTCCTCCTCTCTGCCCTTCCAGCAGCGTTCCAGTTCTTCCAGGA